CTGATAGCTCCTCTCTCACCTATGGATGGGGAGATAATAACAGAATTGTACGAGCTGTTCAAGAAGGCAGATCAGAAAGAAGTAGTAGAAGTGTTGAAGCAGTACAAGTTCTTGAAAGACGAAGAGATCAGAGATCAGTTGATGGAGTGCAATCTGAACTTCAAGAAGAGTGAAGTTGATGTAGATGAGAATGGTAAGCAACCTCCTTCGATGCAGAAGTTGTTAGATACGATCAAAAAACTCAAAGATCTTCTCGCTAAGAAAACAGAGTTCATTGTTCTAAATGGAGAGCGAATAGCAGCATACACGTTGTACGGATATAGATCTGAGAGAGAGTACGACACAGATGTCGTTTTCAAAGGCAGGTTGATATTGAATCCCTGCGACATAATAGCGACTAAAGTGCCTCTGTACGCCAATCACACTTTTGAGTTTTTTGACGAGAAAGAGCTCGACGACACGATAGATCTGCTAGACAGTTTGTTGAAACGATCAAGCATAAAGTTTGTGAAGAAAGTAGAATCGAAGAAAAATAACAAGAAAGAAGAATGATAGTAGAATACTTGGTAGAGAATCTGACACTCACAGGACTGACAGATTATTTGAACGAGAATAGTTTCAAAAAGTTCTCAGGAAAAGCATTTACAACAAATGACATGTTTCAGTATCTGCGACTTGGTCATTTGCCGCACTACATGGGGGGTAACAAGATAGATGAGAGTGATTTGAAAGTGAGTGGAATAAAACTTTATAGCTTAAGAAAATGATACCACTAATGCCAGAAAATTCAAGGTTGCACATATTTGATGATTATGAGAAAATGATGTGCAAAATTTATCTGATAGAGTTTAGAGGAATACATCAATTCTTGATTGGATATAACGGAGAACATCTTGTAAGCCAAGAGATAGGAGAGACAGAACCACTTTCACCTAAGTACATTCCGTTACTTCAGTTTCCACTGCAGATGAAGAGTATGATGTTGTATCATTTCGCAAACGCAGCGAAAGATAACAATGTGAGAAGAAAAGACGATTCAGTCACAGAAGGCAAGTTGATAGCCACTGAGAAGCATCTTGAGGACATGAGAAGTATAACAGCGAAATTGTTGAAAATGGAATTAAAAACAATAAAAGATGAAAAAGAAAAGTGATTACAAACCCATACTGGTGTTTTATTTGACTTCTGACAGTGTTCCTTCAACAAAAGATATGGAACAGATAAAAACTAAAAGTGGATATGAAAATGTCTTGATATTTGCTGGTCCTGAAATAGAACCAAGAGTAGAGATCGTATCTGTAGATAAAGCAACAGTTGTAGAAGACATTCAGAAGTACATAGACACTAAGTTTTTTGAACAAGAAAGAAGATAATTTCATTCCTGACGTAGACGTTTCAACTTATCAATTTAAAGAGTATTTAAAATGAAAATAACACACTATATCTGTCCACGGGCATGTGGCAAGACAACTTTTGCAGAGAAGCTACAGAAAGAAGATCCTTCCTTACTATTGATCAAAAGAGATATAAGTCTAACTGACTGGGACTTGTTGCTTGAAAAGTTTAGAGGCAGAGATGATTTCAGAGATTGCTACACTGGAGTTATCATTGATGAATTTCTTACTTTAACTAATTTAAGAAGTTACGATAGAGACAAGGTTATTTCAATGTTTAACAAGATGGGAATGAAAGAAATGATTCTCATATCCACGCCAGTCAAACTGTACGACAAATATAGTGAAACAGACCAAAAAGAGATGAATAGTAAATTTTTATTAAGTTCCACGCGGGATAAGATAGCGGTGATAAAGACTAACTTTGGTAGAAATTGGCCTGAAGAACAGAAGCAAGCGTATAAAGACATTCTTGGTGTAGAACAATACAAAACAGAAGTTTTGGGAGTATATTTAGAAGAAAGCAAGCACGTAATACCTTTTTATATTAATAATATATGAAATCACCAATCACAACAGTAGTAGTGTTTGACTTGGAAACTACAGGTTTGAGTGCAACAAAGAATCAGATTCTGGAGATAGCTTGTTGTCCATTTGACATAGAGTTGAACAACTTGAAAGATTACGACAGTGGTGTAATGAGGTCGTACGACGAAAGAGAGATAAGTCCTCAAGCTCTTGCAGCAAACGGTATCACAATGCAACAAATTGAGAATGGAAGAGATCAGAAAGAAGTGTTTCAAGAACTGTGTGAGTACCTTTCTAAACTATCGTTAGGAAGAACAAAACCTTCACTTGGGGGCCACAACATCGTCTCATTCGATATCCCGTTCTTGCAGAACTGGTTCGAACTGAACAAGCAAGATCTATCAAAGTTTGTCAATCTCGATTTTTCTGTGGATTCGATGTGGTGGTCGCGTCTAAAATGGGTTGAGAGTCAAAATTTTAAGCTTGGGACTTGCTGTGAGAATTGCAACATAGAACTGACAGATGCGCATAGAGCCGCGCAAGATACAAAATCCAACAGAGACCTCATCAAAGATTTCGTCCGCTCTCTAAGAAGCGAAAAAGGAGCGGCAGGAAACAGCAACTACGTACGACCAAAGTTTCAGTTTTGAGTATGTCTGCGACTGACAAAGACATACAAGCATTCACGTACAAGCAGCTCCAGAACATCTACGGTTATGTCGCAGAAATAATTGATAGCCTTCCGAGTAAAGCTTTAGACGAGTTGCTGTCTGGTTATCAGAACGACACAGACAAGCTGATCGAGGAGATGACCCGGCAGACTAACTTCGTCATCAACCACAACGCTTCGCAGATCAACAGCGAGTCGATAGGATACTTGAACGAACTCGAGCACGCGATGGATGCTCAGTTGAGGAAGTTCTCTCTGAACTATTTCACAGCGACAGTTCTGACTGACTTCAATGTTGGGTGGAGGAATCTCGAGTGGGGAAATATGATTCAGTTATATCCTTGGAGCGCGTATCTTGCCCAACGCTCATCTGGGAAGAGTTATCAATTCTGTTTTGCCGCCCCACTATGGCGGTTGTACACTTATGACCCACCACAGTTTTTGGCAAAAGACACGACAGACAATAAAAATAGAAAGTGGACAATTCTCATCACTAATGAGAGTCGCCTTGTTAATATTCATGTTGGCAAGATAACAGAAGAGATCAACAATAATCCTATACTCAGAGATAAACTAAACAGAAAGGGCGGAGTTCTTCCAAAAGAAATGATCATTACTGATACAGGTAGTAGATTGGACACTAGATCGTTTGGTAGTCAAACACGTGGAACGCATCCCGGAGCTATATTCGTCGACGATTACCTTTCAAGATCAGCTCTCTATTCAAAAGATCAGCGAGACAAGTTTCACGAGGGATTCTACGGCGATATATTGCCAGCTGTTGAACAAGAAGGATTGTTGATAGTATCTGGAACTCCTTTTCATGCTACAGATTTGTATGCTGATTTAAAAAGAGACAAGAAGTTTAAAGTTTTTGAATATCCTGGCATATTTCCCGACGGTAGAATATTAGCACCAGACAGATTCTCGTTCAATGCTCTTATGGATTTGAAAAGATCATTAGGGAGCGTTGTTTTTGCAAGAGAGATTCTTGTCATGCCGATGTCGGACGATTCGTCTTTGTTCCCATGGGAATTTCTGAACAAGTCTTTGATTGGAATGGAGAACGTCAGACTTGTCAACAACATTGAGAGTTTCCCTATAAAATTGAAGAAGGTCGTAGTTGGGTGTGACTTTGCTAAATCTGCAACAATCGGTGCTGACTTCACTGTTTATACAGTATGGGGTGTAGATTATAATAACGTATACTACCTATTGCACATCTGGAGAAAGAAAGGTGCATCTATGAACGAGCAAGTTAATAAGATGATAGAGTTAGATCATGCTTTCAGGCCGAATAAGATTGTCTGTGAATCTAACGGATTTCAGAGTTTGATCGCAGAACAGGCAAGAAAAAGAGGATTGAAAAATGTGGAGGATTTCAAAACAACAGCGAGTAATAAGAAGTCTGACTACGACGGCTTGCCGAGTTTGTCAGCCTTCTTCGAGAGGGGCGAGATAAAAGTTCCTGGAAGTGCAGAAGAAGAAACACACAACGCAATTATGCAACTATTAGGAGAATTTAACAGTATCGGCTACGACGAAGACAAAGGGACGTTAGCCTCCATTGGGCAACATGATGACACTGTAATGTCCTCATTCATTGCGCTTTACTATCTAATTGAAAACAAAATAACACCAGCAATTTTCTATTGTTAGAAATTTTAGTATATTTACATACTCAAATAGATTATCGTTTTTATGAATAAACTCTCACCAGACTTCCTCTACGAGTTCTTTCGACTCGTCTTCTTAAAGAAAGAGATATACTCTACTTGTCAATCTCACATGAAGTACGAGTACGTTCCTTCAGAACTTCAACCTCTCAAGAAGATACTCAAGAGCATCCTTAATACGGCTCCAGAATCACTACCCTCGTTTGGTGTGGTGAGTCAGCAATACATAGACGACATAGGCGTCCAGGAGCACATCAAGATCATCAAGGACACCCAGATAGTAGACAAAGAGCAGATAGTGGATCAGCTAGAGACGTACATCAAGAAGCAGCGGTTCAAGCTTCTCAATCAGCAGATATTCGAGCTCTATAAGTCCAAGGACGATCGCAAGATGGAGGCTATGGAGCTCCAAGCAAAGGAGAGTACAGACATAGTCAACTTCTCACTCAAGAAGCACAACGGTGATTTCGTCAGACTTTTCGAAGGATTCAAGACCAGAGCGAAAGACAGTTTTATTTCCCACGAAAGAGGAGAGGACAAGACAGAAAAAGTTCCTTTTGGCATAGACATATTGGATGACGAAACAGATGGAGGAATAGATTCAGGAGACACTGCTTTGTGGATCATGCGTTCTGGTGTTGGAAAGTCTACAGTGTTGCGTTGGACTGGAATGTATTGCTGTCGTTTGGGATATGACGTATTGCACATTCAATGTGAAGGAACTAAAAAGGAAGTGACTAAGAAATACGATCAGATGTGGACTAAGGCCAGATATTACGACATTCAAACTGGCAATTTCAACGCTCAAGAGATGGAGAAATTGGAAGCGTATGTCCAAAAGATGAATCAATCTGGCAAAGAACTGACTATTTATTCGTTTGAAGAGTTTGGAGGAGCTTCTATGACAGAGATTAGGAACGTCATAATCGATTACAACAAAGTGTACGGTAAGTTTCCTCATCTAGTCATAATAGATTCGTTAGACCTTCTTAAAACGGGTGAAAACAAGAAGATAGACAACGATCCTAGTTGGAAAAAGGAGAAGATGAAAAGAGTGGCTCAACTGATGAAGAATGTGTGTTCTGAGTTCTATCCTATGAGGATTCTGACAGCGACTCAATCTGGAGATTTTCAAGAGTGGAACAATCCGGATAAATGTTTGACGCGTTCTAACACAGAAGGAGACAGAACATTGGTTCAGCCATTCTCTTACGTGTTCACTTTCAACGCTACGATAGAAGAAGAAAAAGCAAAATCTGGACGTATATACAAAGACAAGTTTAGGAACTACAAGATAGATCAAAGAATTTCCAAGATAAAGACTGCTTTCGACAAAGGAAATTTTTACGATCGCAAAAAAACTCTTGAGATGTACGAAAAAAGTTCCAATTTGTGACCATTGTAACGGAATTTTATATACTTTTATACTGTAATTTTTAACGATATAATCTTTTGATATGAGTTCATATGAAAACAGGATTAAATTGCAGAGAGAGCTTGAAAAATTTCAAGTTGAAAAATCGATCATCGGAAGCGAAGCATTTCTGATCGATCAAGA